CTTCAACAGCACCGAATTCTTCCTCACCTTGTGCTTTCACAAAACCAATCGGATCATCATGGTCAAGCAACTGCACGTTTACCAAACCAAGGTAAAGCCCAGGGTACTTACCTTTAGATAACCAGTAAGGTCGTACCGTAGCTCTTGCCCAACGGCCAGAATACGCTTCATTTTGAAGCTGCTCTGGATCAACTTTTTGACCGTTCGGGTGAACAAAGTCTGGTGCTTGTTTAGAAGCAGCAGTCATTAATGTCCATCCGTCATATTCCGGACCAGCAGGTTTACCACCTTTTGAACGGTTGTTAGGATCAGCAAAACGGTTATTAACGAACGTTTTGGCACGATTCTTGTCGCCATCAAGATTGTCGAGCGCAATTGCCGCCATTTCGTTTTTAAGCATCACCAAACCTTTCTCGGCAATGTCAGGTTTAAAACAAAGCTGTAGGCTGTATCTGTCCTTACCTGCATCATCCTTTTGGGGTGTGTAGGCATATTGGGCATAAAACAACTTACCCTTTGGTGTGATAATGTTACCGCTAACCGGTGACTTATGACATGTGTTTGTATCTTGCATAGTTTTTACTCCTTATAAACTTGTTAATCGTTAAAACACATTATGACTGCTTTGCAGCAGCTTCCACTAAGGAACGTGAAAGGCGATACCCCTCAAGCTCCCATAGCTTATCGTAGGCTTTAGTTACACACTCTTTATGTGCAATCGTCTTGCCAATTTCTTCGTCAAAGTTTTTAGGGTCAACACATTGACCAAAACCGTCTGCTACAGCAAATCCGTCAAGATATGCGCTGCACATAATGCGGTTTTCTTTGACTATTCCAAAAACATATTCGATTTTTTCGAATAATGCGTCAATTTGCGCCTTTGTTACACGTGGCGCAGTTAAACCTTTTTGAACAATTTTTTCTTCGATAACATCTTCAAAAGACTTAGGTTTTTGAGTTGTTGCATTTTGTGTCATTTAAGTTCTCCTTAAAATAATTTAATTGCGGTTGTTGTTTGTTTAGCAGGTTTCTTATCTTCAATAGCCACAGCACCAAATTCTGATGATCCCAGTGGTCTGACAGCCTCACGCTTGTCACTTATCGGCACTAAAGTCACACCAGTTGAAGTTTTTTCAACATATTGTGACTCATATTTAGCAAACTCTTTCTTACCGATAATTTTTTCCATTTGTGGAGCAGTAACAAAAGTTTTCTTATAAGCACCTTCTAGGTGACCAAAAGCAGCCTCAGCAGCCTTAGCGTCCTTCCATTTACGAGTAGCACGTGTAGCGACAAGTTTAGTACCCTCAACAGGGTTCTTTTCTTCGGCTCTTTGCTGTGCGTAATCCTTCAACGCTGCACACCACTTTTCTATGACAGGTATTTTTTCAAATATTAGATCGTAGATTTCCTCATCGGTTAACATGTCAGGATTCACAGGTTGTGCGTTAGGGCTTTCAAAATCCATTCTAACTGTCCTCTCACAATAGTTTTTATACTCTTTACACACCGCCTTTGCTTTACACCAACCACAATGTGAGCCAGCGTTCAATGGTGCATTCGGATCATCAGCTAAAACTGACGCTTCAGCTAAATCCATTTTCCAGTCAAACAAGTCCTCTCTGGGCATATCCCATGAGCGCACCGGTCCGTCTGGATGAAAAGCATTTGGTTGAACAATGGTGATGCGTAAAATTTTCCACGGTAAATTCTCCATTTCAATTGCTGCACCAAGACCATAACAAAGACCTTGAATATTTTCGAATGCCTCAACTAATCCAATTCCGTTTTTATAATCAACTACGTGAAGAATATCTTCATGTACTGATATAAAATCGGCTGTACCTGATTCATCTTTACCAAGGAAAGGTAATTGCACTCTTTGCTCAATTTTGTAGCGACCCAAAGTGAGTGTTCGGCAATGATCGACATAGACATTGACCGCATCACACATTTCACCGTCAACGATAAATTCTTCAACTCGACCATCGTCGAATTTGAACTCACCGAATTTTTGACCCATGAAATCTTCGGGTTTCGCTCCAACTTGTAAACATTTTTCGCCCAGAGCATGAGCAGCAGTACCCTTTGCAGCGTAAACATTCTCTTTGTCGGGAATGCCTTTTTGCATACGAAGGCTACCGGCACATGCTATTATTCGTGCGAAACCTGATGGTGATTTAGGTGAGTGTGCCATTACAGTGCTGCTATTGAATAGTAAACTTCTTTTAATTTTTCAGCAGGTATATTGCTGATCTTAATATCTTTACCTTCAGGCACGGCACTGCGAAGAATATTACGTGTAGCAGAATATTTTTCTGGAATGTCTTTACCATTTTCATCGCGGCACACAGTTGACATTAAAGCTTTTAGCGACTCAGTGTCGATAACCTTATCTTCAGTTGTCGGTTTATCTTCAGGTTCAGCGTTCGTTGCTGATAATTCAGGCTCTGGTTCATTTGGTTCAGCGTTTGTTGCTGATAATTCAGGCTCACTAACCACTTCAAATTCACCTTTTTCTAAAGCATCAAGGTCTTCTTCGGTTTTCATCGCTTCTAAAACTCTGTCTTTTTGACGTTGTGATAAAAGTGGAAAAATATCATCGTCAATTTCACCAGCGTCGATCATCTTATCGGCTTCAATTTTATGCTGTGGACCGGAAAGTTTTGTTGGTTTCGGGTCTTCCCATCCTGTACCTTCTTTGTTTAAAACCTGACCTACTTCACCAGTTGCAATGATTTCTGATCTTTCAGCTTCTTCCATACCTTTTTTGAATAATTCTTTTGATCTGTTCATACCTTCATCAACATCAAAAGGGCACTCATCAGGTGTCAATGCGGCACTTAACGTTTTGAGTTCAGCCAGTACATCTGTACTATGGTCACCGGTAATAATAATTTGAATAGACATAGTTTTTAATCTCCTTGATTAGTTTGTAATTGATTCAATTGCCTTAATAGCTTTATTAACATATTCAGCAATTCGCATTAACTGACCCGTTAACTTCTGCTGAAAAGTCTCTACGTTTTTCAACTTAAGTTCAAGCTCTGATACTCTCTTTTCCAGTAATAAAAGTCTTTGTTTGTCGTTCATAACCCCATCCCATCATAAGTTTTCATTTTACGCTCAATAGTCTCAATGATGCTTTCGTCAATGCTGTCAGGTACTACCGCCAAATATATCAGGCAAGACTCATCCTGACCAATACGGTGAATTCTGTCAGCAGCCTGACGGTTTTCTGCTGGTACATACGAGCATTCTACGAAAACCAACACATTTGCGGCAGTAAGCGTTAAACCAGTACCTGCTGCCTGAATCTGACCAATGAATACTTTTGCGTCACCATCTTGGAATTTATTAACAGCAGCTTCCCTTTGTGCCTGCGTGCATGATCCGTCAACATGGACTGATCCATCAAGAGTTCTCAATTTTTCTATGACAGCCTTGTGATGGGCAAATAAAACGATTTTATCATAACCTGACTCTTTCACCCATTTGATGACACTATCTACTTTTGCCATACCGGTGATTTTTCTTAGTGATGCAATATGTGTGCCAAGTTTTTTCAGAGCCTGTAATGGTTCATCAGCTTCTAAAGCTTGCTCTATTAACTCATGCTCAGTTGGACTTACACCACGTAAATTACCTTCTACAGGCAACATCTGATAACGAATAGGTGGTAAATCTTTTAACACATCAGCTTTTTTACGTCTTAATATTCGCCCACGGATGCGATCACGAAGATCGTTTAGATTTTTACCACCTATGATTTGTAACCCAAAACCGTTATCGGTAGTTTTACAATAGCGAAATACGAAATCCCAGTAACCCATCGGTACACCGTTTGCTTTTGCTATAGCGTCTGGAAAATATGTATGTAGTACAGGCCATAATTCTGACGGGTCATTTGGCATTGGTGTACCAGTTAATGACCAGTTATATTCACTATTTTCAATTATCGAACCTTTCTTATTGCACCATCTGCCGAAAATCTGCTCAACACGCAGTGGTGGCACTTTCATGTTTTTACCGGTTTGTGGATTTTTAACTGTTCTAGTGTTAAAGCCTTTTAGATAATGCGCTTCATCTTTAACAACCAAATCTTTCTTCATGGTTACCAGCTTATCAAAGCATTTATTTACACCTTCGTATGAAAGAATATTTACACCAGAACCTATATGACGGGGTGTTGTAACTGCGTGGGAATCAATGTTTAATTTATCACATTCTTTTTTCCACAC